AACACAAGTGCAAGTAGCATATAGTAAATATGATTTAGTACACACAAACAGTCAACCACATGCATTTCAAAGCAGTAGTCCTCCAGGAATACAAATTACAGCAACCTTCTATCAACAAACAACTGAAGAAGTGCAGTATTTGGCTGGAGTGTATCACTTCTTAAGAGTAGCTACCAAGATGAATTTTGGAGAAGGTGATCCAGATCGTGGTGCTCCACCTCCAGTACTAGAGTTTAGTGCATATGGTGCAACCAATTATGAACGTGTTCCAGTACTAGTTGCTGGATTTACACAGAGTTTTCCAGATGATGTAGATTATGTAGAAGCCAGTGTTAATGGAACTACAGTACAAATGCCCACAGTGGCTACAATTGCTATGGACTTGATTGTACAGTATAGTCCTCGTCGTACAAAAAGTGAATTTACATTGAACGGATTTGCAAATGGATCACTTTATCGTGGAGGATTTATTTAATGACAGTTACATATAAAAAGACCAGTGCATATAGTAAAACTAAGTCTAACAGTAAGTATTTGGAATCTTATGTTCCGCCTATAACTATTAGTTATGAAAATACAAAAGAGATAACACTAACAGCCAAACACAACCTGAGGCCAGATGTACTTGCATTTGAGTTGTATGGTGATGCAGACTATTGGTGGGTGTTTGTGCTATTCAATCGTAATAAAATTGTTGATCCAATTTTTGACTTTAAAACTGGAGTAACTCTCCGTGTACCAATTAATACCAGCTCAATAGGAGTTTAATTTGGCTTACTTAGAAAATTCACTTAATCAATATGATAGTTATAGTTATAATCTAGCATTGCACATGGTGCATCCAGATAGTGCTGGATTACTTGATGCAGCTATTGCTAATGGTAAGACAATTGTGATGGCTGATAATAGCCAAGAGTCAAGATATAATATTAGTGATGTTGAGCAAACCTTTAAAGTTGGGTTTGGACAAGTGCGCAGTACATATGGAAATATGTTTACTATCAAAATAGCTGAACCCAATGGTACTACATTTTTGGAAAGCATTGCACTGACTGCAAGACAACTTAATATTGAAAACCATTTGTTGGCAAGGTATTTTTTCACAGTTGAATTTATTGGCCGTGTGCCAAATGGCAGTGCTAAACGACACCCGCTAAAGTTTATATATCCAATAGTATTTCAAGACATACAAATGCAAGTTGATGCTGGCGGTGCCAACTATAATATCAATGCAGTTGAAAACAGTGTAAGTGCATTTAGTTATTTGGAACAAGTTATTAAAAGTCAAATCACAGTTGAGGCCGCAACAGTTGGTGAATTTGTCAGTGAGTTTATGCAAAAATATGAGAAGAGCTTGGAAAATGATCTACTGTTTAATTGGAATGCCGCATACAAGGATGAATACAGTATTGAATGGGATAGTGATACTGGTACAGATACTTGGCAACAATGGAAGATACAACAGGCTGCAGAGGGACTAAAAACACTAGGCCCTAGTAAAATTGGCGACAAAATACATTTTACTATACCCAATGGCAGTAACCTATCAGACATAACCAGTATGGTTTTACAAGCAACTGAAGAATATAAAAAGATTGTAACTGATACTGGTGGATTTATGAAAGTAGCACCAGGAGAGCCCAGCAATCAAAATTTAGATGAATTCCCAGTATTTTATAAAGTAGTACCCAGAGTAGAATTTGGACCATTTGATCCATTACGAGGCGACTACGTTAAAATAATTACATTCAAAATTAAAAAGCATATCATGGTTGATCGTATTATGGATAGTGTTCAGTATGGAAAGGGCATTACTAATGCTACTATACAGAATTCTAGAGTACAAAAAATGTTTACACAAAATTTACTACGTAAACGTTATGATTATATTTTTACTGGACTAAATTCTGAAATTATGCAACTGGACTTAAAATTTGATAACCAGTATTATGAAATTAGTGTTGTGGGTAACGGACAAGTTGGTGATGCAAATAAAGATGCATCAACAGCCGGCCAGGCCGCACCAACAGTACATGATGGTGTGAAAGCCTTAAAAAAGAGTATTGTAGAAATTAGTAGAAAGATATCTAAACTAAACCAACAAAAAAGTGGTGCTCCGCCCAGTGTTATTATTAATAGAGAAATACAAATTGAAGAATTGGAAGAACAAAGAAGCGAAGTTCAATCAGAACTTGATGCTAAATTAGCTGAGTTTGCTGATTTAACACGTGGTAGTGATGGCACCAGTGCAAGCGGAAATTTCCTAAGTGCTTCTGAAGCAAAAGATGATATCAGTATGCGTTTAAGATTTGCAGGAGACATTGTGGATGACGGTGACATTTACGGTCCTGAAAACGATGGATCTGGTGGCACATTACAATTTGGTGCAGTTAAAAGTAATCTAGAAAATAGTGCTGATATGCTAAAAATTGAAATGGGCATACGTGGAGACCCATACTGGATGGGATTGCCCAGTAGCTTTTATAGAAATAATTCTACCACTAGCGAGTTAGCAGATTACGAAAAGGGTGGTATACTATTTTTTCTAAATGTTAAGTTTCCAATTGACGAGAACAGTGCAGGACGAAGAATACCCAGAGACGACTATACTCTCAGTGGTACCTATCGTGTTATTGATGTTATTAATAGATTTAACGGCGGTATGTTTACTCAACATTTAGGTGCAGTTAGAGATTTAGCAACCAATACTAGTACAGTATTGGGAACACTGCAATCACCACAAATTGTACCATTGGCTGGTATAGGTACAAATAATCCAGATGCACAATTACAACAATTCACATCAGACCCAGCAGCAATTCAAGAAAGTGGAGGACCAAGATGAGCCACGCAAGTAGTAATAAATTTAGTAGACGAGTTAAAGACGCATACAACCAAAATGTTATTAAGAAGGGAATTAAAATTCCTGCAGGTGTATACAGAGGATTTGTTATCAACAGTGACGATCCCAGACAGATGGGCCGTGTTAAAGTAAGTATTGCTCGTTTTTACGGAATGCTAGATCCAGAATTAGTTGACAAGGTTGATAGAGACAGTGAATACTTGGGTGCTGTTTGGTGCCGTTTTATGAGTCCATTTGGTGGAACAACACCTGCTGGAGGTTCATCGCAACGTAGTTTTGGTATGTGGGGACAGCCCCCAGATTTAGACACTGAAGTTCTAGTAGCATTTAGTGGTGATAGTAATGTTGGTATTGTATTGGGAGTATTACCTGACGAAACACGTAACGGTAGTATTGCTGGACCGCAAAGTGGATTGGATAGCAATGGTAATTTTACAATTGTACAAGAAGTTCCAAAAACTAGAGAAACAGAAAACCAACCACCCGAAGCGCATCCACAAGCTGAAGCTTTAAAAACACAAGGTCTTGAAAAAGACAGGCTACGTGGATTAAACTTTAGTAATCCTAGACGTGAGAGTAAGAGTCGGGTAATGGGTATGAGTACACCGGACGGTCATGCATTTGTTATGGACGATGGCGGTGCTGAAGATGGTACAAGTAATTTAGTTCGTTTACGTACTGCTGGCGGTGCGCAAATACTAATGGATGACACAAATGGATTTACATACATTATTAGTAAAGATGGCAACAGTTGGATTGAAATGAACCGTAATGGTGATTTAGATGTGTATGCCCAAAGCTCCATCAACTTTAACACTGCTGGTGATTTTAATATAAATGCTGACGGCAATATTAATATGCAAAGTAAACTTGGCACAAATATAAAAAGTCTAGGCGTTGCTGGTGTTAAGATGCATGCTAGTACTGGTACTATTGACATTAAAGCACACAGTAATTTACAAATAGAAACAGAAAGTAACGGCAATTTACGAGTTGCTGGAAACTATAGAGAAACAGCTAGTCGTATTGATATGAATGGTCCACCAGCTTTAGCGGCGGCAACGCCAACCACAACACAGCATACTGGTAACAAAGTTGTAAAAGAAAGTGTTAGTACTAGAGTGCCAGAAGCCGAGCCATGGAATGGACACTTGGATGTTCAAGTTGTAGACACCAGTAGCCCTGCTGGCACTACTGATCAATACGCAAGTAATACTTACTATTATCAAACACCAGCCAATCCCACTGCTGGAGAAAATACTGGTGCATATGACTTGGGAGATTTCCCAGAAGCTGAAACTGACGCTAGCGGATTGATACAGTGGAGAGCTGGCGTTGATCGTGCAGTAAATCCAAAGTTGCTTGAGTTAGTTAAACAGGTTGCTAAAAAGTTTGGACAGCCTTTGACTATTACCAGTGGTTATCGTAGTCCAAACTATAATGCAAAAGTTGGCGGCGCTAAAAAATCACAGCATATGCAAGGCAACGCTGTTGATATTAGTGGTGCACAGTTTACAAACGATCAGCGTTTGCAGTTGGTTGCAATTGCTAGTAGTGTTGGTATAACTGGTATTGGCGTATACAATGATAAGAGTTTGCATTTTGATATACGAACTGGTAGACGAAGTGCATGGGGTAGTGGATTTACATACGCTGGTATCCAGCCGTATGCTAAAAGTACACTTGACAGACATCTGGCGAACGGCTATGCTTAATTTTGTAACAGACAACCGCAGAACAGCATGGGATACATATATTGTTAAAGATGATTGGCGAGTAAACTTTTTGATTGCATTGCCACAACTTACTGTTAGTGCTGAAATGCTACAACTAATGCTAGCTGGTAGTGAGTATCGTATGTTTAGATACTCTGCAGACGGCAAAAACTTTAAAATTGGATATGGTTATGGTGACGCAACTGGTATTGGTATAACTGAGTCAGAAGCATATAGTGCTTGGATTGAATATATCAAAAGTAAAGAGACCATATTTAAATCAACCCTGCCACTTATTAGTATGTCGCAGTCACATTATGATGCATTATTTGGATTATATTGTGATACTGGTACTTGGAAAAAAGTAACCAGTGATGTTTGAGTATATGATGTGTTTACGGCTGTTCGTGCTGGACGTTGGCTGTTAGCAACTGATATGATAGCTGATGGAAAAGTTAATACTTCATCACGCAGAGCAGAAGCTAGAGTTTTACAACTAGCTGATTATACTACTAGTAGAACACGACAATACTTACGTAGTGAAGGAATTTCGTATGCTCTTAAACAATATACAAGTGGTAGTATAACAACTGAACTTAGTAAACGTCAGTGCGAGAGTGGATACTACAGACAGACCACAGCATTTATACCTGGTATGACTAACTTGCGCCAGCGTGAACTTATTGCCAAATTCGGCCAATTATAATCCTATAAATATCTATAACAAAGGACTACAGTATGTCAAGCACACTTTTGCTCAATGCTGATTTTCAACCCATGGAGTTAAGCCCACTAAGTACGCTCAGTTGGAAAGAAAGTATAAGCGCCTACTATAAAGATAGTATATACATCTTTAAAACACATGACAACTGGAAAGTTAGATCACCAAGTATAGAATTTGATGTACCCAGTATTATTGTTGCAAAAATGTATCATAAACGTAAGTCTCACGCAAAACTTAGTAGACGAAACTTGTTTATCAGGGACGACTACCGGTGTCAGTACTGCGGAGTTAAGTTTTATCACCATGAATTAACATTTGATCATGTTATTCCACGCTTACATGGCGGTAAAAGTACATGGCAAAACATGGTTGCAGCATGTAATCACTGTAATGGTAAAAAGGGAAGCCGGCAAGACATATCTCCCATGCGGCCACCTACCCGGCCAACTTGGCATCAAATATATCAACAAAGCAAATGTTACAAACTAACAATTCCTGACCCAGCTTGGCAGGAATTTTTAAATTGGCCAGCAGATTTATTAACTATTAAAACACCTGTTTATTAAAGTTATAAATAGTAGTATGGCGATATTTAAAGGTTATAGCACAGTAGATGTACGTTTTGGTAATGTTGTATTGGAAGACATTGCACTAGCAAAGCGTGATTTACTCAATCATTTCTACACAAGAAAAGGCGAACGGCTAGGTCAGCCTGAATTTGGTAGTATACTACCAGATTTGGTGTTTGAACCACTGGATGATCTTGTTATTGACTTAGTAGAAGATGATGTAAGAGATATTATTGACAATGATCCACGATGGATATTGAACAACTTAGATGTACAGGTAGGGGTACACAGTATCACATGTGTGGTTAATTTAACATACAAAGATACAGCGACAGTGGATGAATTGTATTTGCAATTTACAGCTGAAACGGAAGAAGAGAATTTATAATGGCACAGAGTATTAGACAAAGAAACCTGTTTGCTGCTGAAGACTTTACAGTAGTCTACGACAGTTTTGCACAGGCAAACTTCCAGGCATATGATTACGATACGATTCGTAGTGCAATGGTTGATTATATTAGAGACAATTATCCAGAAAACTATAATGACTGGATTAGTTCAAGTGAATTTGTAGCACTACTTGAAATGATTGCATTTATGGGACACAATTTAGCGTTCCGTGTGGACCTAGCAAGTAGAGAAAACTTTTTAAGTACAGCAGAGCGCCGTGCCAGCGTTTTGCGTATTGCAGACTTTTTGGGATACAATCCAGCTAGAGCGTTAGCATCTCGTGGGGTGCTAAAAATTACTTCCGTAAAAACTACACAAAATGTATATGATGTAAGTGGTACAAGTTTAAAAAGCAAGGAAATCGATTTTGTCAATGATTTAGATTCAAACAGTTATCAAAACTTTATTTTAATAATGAATGAAATTTTTGCCAGCACAAACCGATTTGGTAAGCCAAGTGCCAGTAAAACAATTAGCGGTATTAAAACAGATGTCTACAATACAAACATTGCAGACAACCAGGGCATTGTGTTTCCGTTTCAAGCAAAAGTAAACGGAAAAAATGAATCGTTTGAAATAGTTAACCAGTATATTGATGCAGATGATGTTCTAGGAGAACCTAACCCAACTCCAGATTCTAGTTTTAACTTTATATATAAAAATGACAACCAAGGCATTGCTAGTGCAAATACTGGATTCTTTGTTGGATTTAAACAAGGTACACTACAGTACACTGACTATACTGCTGACAGTGCTATAAGTAACCTAAGTATTGCAATTAATGAAACAAATATTAACAATCAAGACGTATGGGTTCAAAATGTTGATGCAGACGGTCAAGTATTGGCTAACTGGACTAAAACAGATACTACCTTTGGTGTTAGTGCAATTTTTAGTGCAATTCAAAATAAAATAAGAACACTGTATAGTGTTAAAACGCAAGACAACGATACTATTAGTGTAAATTTTGGTGATGGTGTGTTTGCTGACGTACCACGTGGCATTTTGCGTATCTGGTATCGCACAAGTTTAAACAACAGTTACACCTTGAACACTGACGATGTTGGTACAGTAAATTTTAGCTTTACATATACTGCTAGTGATAACAACGAGTACACTGCTAGCTTTACTGCTGAAATGCAAGAAGCAACAAATAATTCCAGTAGTCGTGAAAGTGTTACTAGTATCAAAACAAACAGTGGGCGTGTATTTGCGGCACAGGATCGTATGGTTACAGCACAAGACTACAGTGTATTTCCACTGACAGTTGGAGATAATATCCGTAAAATTAAAAGTATAAATCGCACACACAGCGGACACAGCAGATTCATTGACATAAACGACCCCACAGCACAATACCAAAATGTTAGTATAGTTGCTGATGACGGATATGTATATAGTGAAAACACACTAAACAGAACTACATTGAGTTTACCAACTAACTTAACTGAAGAACAAATTTTTGATCAGTATATTAGTAATCTAATTAGCAATCCAGAAACTATCAACTTATTCTATCAAAAGTATAGTCCAGTTAGTGTAGCGTTTAGCAGTAATACTGCAAGTTTTCAGTGGAACAAAGTAGGCAGTTCCTCTGGTTATATAACACGTAATAGTATTGTGGAGCGTGTAGGCAAAAGCTCAAGCACCGCAGTTAAGGAAATTAAATTAGGCAGTATTGTAGAGTTTATTGAAAGTCCATACAACAGTGGAAGTTTGGGTGTAACAGGAACAACACTTACAATAACCAATGGTGGTAGTGGTTACACCAGTACACCCACTGTAACATTTAAAGGAACAGGTTCGGGTGCTACTGCTAATGCAGTAATTACAGCAGGATCAGTAACTAGTATTACTATTATAAATGGCGGACAAGGATACACAAACCCAGTAACAGTTGAAATAACTGGGGGCGGTGGAACAAGTGCTTCTGCAACTGCAACTGCAACCAGTGCAGAAAAAATATGGGCAAGAGTTACTAAAATTACAGAGGACGGTCTTGGTATTGATGATATCACTGGTACTCCAATTGGACGTGATAGTGCCGGCGCCGGCGCAATAGTATTAAATAAACCGGTGCCTAACGCAGCACGTGTTAGTCGTATTTTCCCAGCATACAACACTCAATTTAGTGCTGGTGAAAAATCAGCAATAGTTGAGCAGTTAACTCTTAAAAACACTTTTGGGTTAAGATTTGACAGCGACAATAGTGAATGGAAAGTGGTAACTACAAATAACGTAGCACCAGACTCAGCTAATTCAACAACAAATTACAATACTACATATGCTGGAAATACAACAGGAAACAATCTAGACAACAGCTGGATTGTAAAAATTAGTTATAGTAGTGACAAGTGGGTTATGGTTACTAGACGTTTCCGTATTATTTTTGGTAGTACAAGTGACGTTAGATTTTATAACCAGAACAGTAACATAAAATTTGATTTTGAAACAAATAAACCAGCTCGTGATAAAATACGTATCTTTAAAACAAACAGCCGTAGTGGCAATAGTCCATACAGTTTGGGTAGTGACATTAATTTCTATGGTTACAAGTATTACAGTGAGCGTGATGGACACAGTGATGATCATAAAATTATTGCAACTATCAGCAGTCTAGAAAATGATTTGTATCCAGACGACCCACTAGCATTTCAGGATTTAGTTGGTACTGATACAGTTGAAACAAAAATAATTACTGAATACGGATTTGATTATACTGTTATTGATCCAACTGCCAGTACTGGCACACTTAGTGGACGTAAAGATCTTGTATTCCAGTGGAAGCGAATTGCGGATAGTGAACAACGAATTGATCCAAGTATTAGTAACATCATTGATACGTATGTGTTAACCAACGCATACGATCTAGCATACCGAAACTGGTTAAGTAATGATAGAACTGAAGATGGGCTACCAAAACCGCCCACTAGTGATGAACTAAAAACACAATTTTCTAGTATTGAAAATAAGAAAAGTATCAGTGATAGTTTAATATATCGCAGTGCAAAATATAAACCACTGTTTGGTGAGACAGC